GTAATAAGATGGTATATGATGCAACAACCGGAGATGTAAGCGATGACCGTAAACACATGTCTATGCTAGAAGATTTTTATCTTCCACGAAGAGAAGGAGGTAGAGGTACAGAAATCACGACACTCGGTGGCGGCGAAAACCTTGGTCAGATTGAAGATGTACAATTCTTTCAAAAGAAACTATACCGTGCTTTAAACGTGCCAGTTTCAAGATTAGAACAAGAAAGTTCTTTTACAATCGGAAGAGCCAGTGAAATCTCGCGAGAAGAAGTGAAATTCCAAAAGTTTGTTGATAGATTGCGCAAACGCTTTTCGGTGATGCTTATCGAAGCACTTCGCATTCAACTTATTATTAAAGGAGTTATTACAGAAAACGACTGGGCCGACATAGAAGAAAATATCAATATTGACTTTGCTGAAGACAATTACTTTTCTGAATTAAAGGAATTTGAAATTTTAAGAGAAAGATTAGAAATGGCTCAGCAAATGGAAGATCTCGTAGGCAAGTACGTTTCTAATAAGTACGTGAGACAAGTAGTTTTAAAACAATCTGAAGAAGATATTGAAAGATTGGATAAAGAAGTAGAAGAAGAAGCTGCAGAAGGCGGCGATGAAGAAGGCGAGTCAGATTTAGACATCTAAATTCTCTTTTAAAAACTGAAAAATTATAAATAGATATATGAGTGATACAACACATAAAGTTTTTAACAATATTGTTAAAAACAACAAAGTCGGTTCTGCAAAAGCATTTGGAGAAGCAATTCGTGATAAACTAAACGATGCTCTTGAAGTTCGTAAGGTAGGTCTTACATCAACAATTTTTAACAAAACTAAAGAAAAATAATATGATTATTCAACCTTTAACTATTGCCGCGGCAGCATCTTTAACAGCTGGCGCGTCCACAATTAGTGGTGCATCGTTAGTCTTGGTACAAAACACAAGTGCTGCAGTCAAATATGTCAACATCGAAGAAAAGGCTACTGGAACTCGTAAATCAAGTGTTATGATTCCTGCTGCTAGTAACTTAATAATTAAAAAGGATACAAGCGACGAAATATTTGCATCTGCCGCGGCTGCTGGAACTGGTGCAGCAATAGGCGTATTATTTACAAAAGTAGGATACGCAAACTAGATGAAATTAATTACAGAACATTTAGAATCGGTAGAATATATTACCGAAGCAAACGATAAAGGTGAAAAAAATGTTTTCATCGAAGGCGTTTTTATGCAAGCGGAGAAACAGAACCGCAATAATAGAATTTATCCTAAAGACGTACTATCAGCAGCAACTGCTAAGTACGTTAAGGAGCAGGTTAAGACTGGAAGAGCCGTTGGTGAATTAAATCACCCAGAAGGCCCACAGATTAACCTTGATAAAGTTTCACACAGAATTACCTCATTGAAATTTGAAGGTAACGATGTTGTTGGAAAAGCGCTGATACTAGATACACCTATGGGTAAAATAGTGAAAGGACTCGTTCAAGGCGGGTGCAAGTTAGGCGTTTCAAGTCGTGGTATGGGTACTGTTGAAAATAGAGAAGGCAAAACATACGTTAAGGACGATTTCGTTCTTGCTACTGTTGACATCGTCCAAGATCCTAGCGCTCCATCTGCTTTCGTTGAAGGCATTATGGAAGGCGTAGAATGGATATGGGAAAATGGCATTCTTAAACCTCAGCAAATTGAAGAATACGAGACTGAAATTAAAAGGGTTCCTATGGGTCGCATTAGCGAAGCACAGGAAAGAATCTTTAGTGATTTCCTCTCCAAACTCTAATTCAAAAAAATAAGGAAACTTAATTATATGTCAAACGATAATGAACAAATCATTGAAGACGTAGAAGAAGAAGATCTTGTTGTTGAATCAGAGGTTGAGGTTTCCGAGGAGACTGAAGTCACTGAACAAGAACAACCTTTATCTGATACTGTCTTAGAAGTGCTTCTTGGCGAAGCTAAGAAGAAAACCGAAGCTGAAGAATCCGAAGAGGATGAAGAAGTTTCTGAAGAAGAAGAAGACGAAGATGAAGAATTAGAAGAAGCAAAAGCATCTAAAAAAGACGAAGAAGAATCTGACGAAGACGAGGAAGAAGTTTCCGAAGCTGCCGAAGAGGAATCCGACGAGGAAGACGAAGTGAAAGAAGAAGAAGAATCTGACGAAGACGAGGAAGAAGTTTCCGAAGCTGCTGAAGAGGAAGAAGAATCTGACGAAGTCGAAGAAGAAGAGTCTGATGAAGATGAAGAAGAAGTTGAATTGCCAGAAGTTAAAACTAAAGCAGGTATTCTTGCCGCAAGTTTTGACGCTCTTAAAGGCATGAAAAAGTCAAATCTGGTTGCTGCATATGAAGCAATTAACATGACCGAGGACGAAGAAGACGAAGTTGAAGTTCCTAAGACAAAGGCTGACATCATTAATGCAATGTATGGTCAACTTAAGTCAATGAAGAAAGACGACATTGCTGCTTCTTATAAATCAATCATGGCATCATGTGGTGGTATGCACGAAGAAACTGAAGCAGATTCGTTTGCATTAGATCTTAAAGTGCTTGCTGAAGCAGATCAAGAATTGACCGAAGACTTCAAAGCAAAAGCTTCTATCTTATTTGAAGCTGCTGTCGCAAATAAAGTAAATACAATTCAAGAAGAACTTGAATCTCAGTACACAGAAGATCTACAAGAAGAAGTAACTTACGTTCGTGAGTCACTTGTTGAAAAGATCGATGATTACTTGAGTTTCGTAGTTGAATCTTGGATCGAAGAAAATCAGGAGTTTGTTGATAACAAACTACGTACAGAGATTACTGAAAACTTCATGAAAGCACTGCAAAGTACTTTCACTGAACATTACATCGAAGTACCTGACTCTAAAGTTGATCTTGTAGATGAGCTTTCAGAACAGGTTACTGAAATTAAAGAATCTCTAGCAAATGCTGAAGCTGAAAAGAGTGAGCTTGCAAGTCAAGTTGTAACTCTTCAACGCGAAAAGATCATTAGCGAAGCGTCAACTGATTTGGCATCAACCGAAGCTGGTAAACTTTCTTCACTTGTTGAAGATACCGAATTCGTAGATGCTGATACTTTTAGTGCTAAGGTAGCAACAATCAAAGAAGGATTCTTTAAAGAGTCAAATCGATCTGAAGAACTTGTAGAATCTCAAGATTCAACAGTAACAGAAACACAAACAATCGTAGAAGGTGCGGTAGATCCACAAGCTAAACTCCCTAAGGATATGGCTAAGTATGTACAACACCTTTCACGTTTCAAATAAAACCCCTAAATTAACACAACATTCTAACAACAAAAAAAGGAATTAATTAAAATGTTTAACGCAGAAAAAGAAATCAAAAAATGGGCTCCAGTACTTGAACATGCTGACGAAGCTCCTATCACAGACAGCTACAAGAAGGCTGTAACCGCTAAGCTCCTAGAGAACACTGAAGTTGCTCTTAGAGAACAAGCCGTTGCATCTAACTTTGGTTCTCTCCAAGAAGCAGATGGCAACATGAATACGTCGGCAGTAGCCAACTTCGATCCAGTGCTTATCTCTCTTGTACGCCGTGCAATGCCTAACCTTATCGCTTATGATGTAGCAGGTGTCCAGCCAATGTCTGGTCCTACTGGTCTTGCTTTCGCAATGAAAGCACGTATTGGTGATGGTACTCCAATCGTAGCAGGTGATGCTGAAGCTCTCTTCGACGAAGCTGACACAGACTTCTCTGGTGCAGGTACAGATGCTAATTCACTGTTTGACTCTCCTCATTCTGGTATTACTACTGGTACAGGTATCGCAACTGGTGTCGCTGAAGTCGCTAACATCGCTAATGAAATGGGTTTCACAATCGAGAAGGCAACTGTTGTAGCTAAGACTCGTCAGTTGAAAGCTGAGTACACAATGGAACTTGCACAAGATCTCAAAGCAGTACACGGCCTTGACGCTGAGTCTGAATTGGCTAACATCTTGTCTGGTGAGATCCTCGCTGAAATCAATCGTGAAGTTATCCGCTCCATGGTTGTTACTGGTAAAGTTGGCGGAGTTGGTACTACTCAAGGGTTTGACTTGGTAGCTGATGCAGACGGCCGTTGGGCAGTCGAGAAGTTCCAGTCTCTTATCTTCCAAATCGAACAGGAAGCTAATAAGATCGCACTTGAAACACGTCGTGGAAAAGGTAACTTTGTTATCGCTTCTTCTAACGTAGCTTCTGCTCTCGCTGCAAGTGGTAAACTTGTATTCGGTGGTTCTGAAGGTCTTAACGTAGATGCAACTGGTAACACATTTGCTGGTACTCTTAACGGACGCCTTAAAGTCTATGTAGATCCATATGCTGCTACAGATTATTGCACAGTTGGTTATAAGGGCGATAGCGCTTATGATGCTGGTATCTTCTACTGCCCATACGTACCACTCACAATGGTCCGTGCAGTTGGTGAAAACAGCTTCCAACCTAAGATTGCTTTCAAGACACGTTATGGTCTTGTAGCGAATCCTATCACTGGAGTAGTTGATGGTTCTATCGGCGGTGCTGGTACTAATCCTTACTACCGTACATTCCGTGTTAAGAACATTAACGTTGGTGGACAAAGCTAAGTTAGATCTTAACTAACAACACATTTAAAGGGGAGTTCTTCGGAGCTCCTCTTTTTTTGCGTTATAAATAGATATATGAGCGGAACAAACCTAACATCTAATATTAACATGCTTTCTCCTACAGGGTTTAAGCTTACGATCAATCGTGAAAAGTTTGCGAATACCGAATTCTTTATAACTAGTTTTGGTATACCTTCTGTTACTTCGGGGGAAGTTCTAACAAGTTTTCGTAATCGAATTGGATATACTCCAGGAGAAGCAGTAACGTTTGACACACTATCATTGAGATTTGCAATTGACGAAAATATGACAAACTACACTGAAATGTTCAATTGGATGAAAGCAAACAGTGATGGCCTTGAAAGACACGATATGATTCTATCTGTGATGTCAAGTCATAATAACGTTAACAAGCAATTCCAATTTAAAGAGTCGTTTCCTACATCTTTGAGCGGTGTTGATTTTAACTCTCAGTCTTCAGATGTCACCTATCTTCAAGCAGACGTTTCTTTCAGATATAATGAATTTGCTATAATTAAATAACTATAAATAAATTTATATTATGATTAACTTGGAACAGATCTTAGAGATGTGGAAGAAGGATGCAGTTATTGACGATGTATGCCTTGACGATGAGACTATAAAGTCTTCTAAATTACACGCTAAATACCTTGAACTTTTTTCAATGGCTAAGCTTATGCTAAAGAAAAAAGAAATGGAACAAGAGTCCATGAAAAAGGATAAGTGGCTTTATTACAACGGGAAAATGTCACAGCAGGATATGGACAACCGTAAATGGAAGTACGATCCATTCGATGGTATGACTAAGCCTTTAAAGAGCGACATGGATATGTACTATTGCACCGATGAAGATATGGTGCGTATCCGTGCGCAGATTGATTATCAAAAAACTATCATTGATACTCTTGAAGAAATCATGGGTAACATTCGATGGAGACACACCCACGTTAAAAATATTTTAGACTTTAAGAAGTTTACATCAGGCATGTAATGGTCACTGCGAGTAAAAAAGACGAAGCAAAAGTAATACTGCGATCCGACGATAGTGGCATACTAATGGAGCTTAGCGAGTATTTCACCTTTTACGCAGAAGGATATAAATTTATGCCAGCCTATCGCAATAAAATGTGGGATGGTAAGATACGCTTATTTGACTCAAGATCGCAAACTATTCCTTATGGTTTAATGAAGCGAGTAGCAGAGTTTTGTTATGAACGAGGGTATGAACTTAAGGTAGACGAATCGTTAAAGCGGACGATCGATGAAAAGGACCAGCTGATAGAGTTTGTTAATCAGTTGCCAATTAGCACTAAAGGCAAAACGATAAATCCTCGTGATTACCAGTTAGATGCATTTGTACATGCAGCGCAAAATAGTAGATGTATTTTGATATCTCCTACAGGTTCTGGAAAATCGTTAATCATATATATGTTAATGCGATACTTTTTAAAGAACGATGTTGATTATAAGGCGCTGGTTGTCGTACCTACTACATCGCTTGTTGAGCAAATGT